TTACTTTATAATTATAAAGATTTCCTTTATTCGTCTTTATCTTTACTCTCATATCGTGCGACAAATAAAAACAGGGTGTTCTATCTTCGCAGACAAAACACCCTTACTAATTAATCTAAACCGTATGAAATTATCTTATTTTTTGTGTCATCCTCTTTACAACTCGATACACTGTAGCCTCGCTACACTCATACTGCTGACTTAGATAGTAGACAACATAACCAACTTTATGACCTTCTTTTTTTAGCCTCATATACTCTTTGTACATTTCCAAGTACTTAACATCCTTAGCGTCTACATCGTTACTCATCAGAACGAAGAGCAAACTTTCTGCCGTCTTTAATAATTCATATTGTGTCATAGCTATTTTATTTTATCGTTGCAACTCTTTCTATCGCCTTAACTCTTCCTGCAGTATTGTTTATCTCTTCAACACTTACTACTGGTCTCGGTGCCATTGTCATACCTCTTGCTACAGCTCGTGCCAGAAACTCCTCGCCTATCTGTGCACCGCTTCCAGCGTATGACATTATAGGTACTCCTCCTCCTATCTGGTTAAATGCCGATAGGGCAGGGGCGAACATTCTTGTAGCTGAAGCTGTCATAACACTCTCTCCGTTGGACAGCTGTGCTGGTATGCTATCGCTCGTTTCACTTCCCGGACCAGTCACTAAACCACCAGTAGCGAACTTTGCAGATTTAACCGTTTTAACAGCCGAAGCTACATTTGCAAGGATAGTAGTCACTGTAGTTGCAATAGCAGCTATATTGCTCGGGAAAGGTACGCTTTGAGCCTGCTTTATGCCTTGTGCAAGAGCTACACCAGTGTTTATCGCTATCTCCGCTAAAGCAAGAACCTTTGACGCTCTCGCCATTCCTTTACTCTGCTCTCCGAAAGCCTCTGCTACCTGTTGAGTAGCTCCTATCATTCCCGCAATAGCTTCATACTTTCCTCTCTCTATTTCAACCTCTTTATCGCTAACAGCTTTCTTCGCCTGCTGATAGTCCTCTTCTAATTGCAGCTTACGAAGATTAAAGGCTTCTATCGTTTCTCCTTCTTTCTGCTGTGCTGCTTCCAGTAGGGCTTGCTTCTCATCCATCTGCAACCGCAACACTCCCAGTTCGTCTGCTCCATTAGAATCGATTTGCGTCTGCAATATCTGAGACTTATATCTGTCTTCTATTGCCTTTGTCTGTTCCTCCAGCAGCTTGTTATGGTAATCCTTGTAAGCCTGCTGTTCTTGTGCATAATACTTCTCATTAATCGATGCGAGTAGCTTATTCTTTTCCTCCTCGCTCATTATCTGTTTATTTGCCGCGTCAAGCTCTAATTCGTAGGCTGCCTTTATATTCCTTATCTTTAGCTGATACTCTTCCTTAGAGCCTTTCTCTACAGCTGCCAGCATATTCTGGATATACGTCTGTTCTCTCTTTATAGCCTCATCTTTAACTTGCTGGTCAAATTCTGATAACTTCTTTTGCTTTACTTGTTCCAGCAGTGATATTTGAGCGTATAGAGCTTTCTTTGCGTTCAACGTCAAACCCTTTTCTGTCTTCAATCTACGCTGTACATCCTCTATCTGTCTATCATACTGCACCTCGATAGCTTTTCTTCTCTGTTCGTCCGTCTGCTCTATAAGTTGGCTTAATAAGTCTTCTGCCTTTCTTATAGCCTCGGCTTCCTTCTTCGCCATCTCCTCGGCTGATATCGTCTTTTCCTTCTTTGTTTTCTTCTTCTTATCTTTCTTCTTTTTCTTATTTCCTCCAAGCCCTTTGCCCGTTCTTGGCGTTTCATCAGAACCACTCGTACCGCTTCCTTCTTCTACAACATAAGCAGGTATCTCGATATGATGTATCTTACTATTCTTTAAGACGTTATTAATCGTGTCAACTCCATTTTGTGCAAACTCTTTGGCAAAGCTCTTAATATCTCCGAAACCTTCCTTAATACTCTTAACAAAACCACCGCCTATCGTATTAAAACCTTTCTTAATCTTATCAAACGATAGTGTTACAATACCTTCTACTATCTCGGCAAGCCCTTTCAGTTGCGAGCCTACATTCTTTACGGCATCTATAATCAGATTAAACACCATCTTTACCGTCGTCCATAGCTGCTTAAAGTTACTTACAACAGCTTGTACGCCTGCACGTACTATCATACTCTCGTTATACAGGTCGATTAAGTAGTTAATAACATTGATTACACCCTTCAATAACTTAGTAATGCCTTGTATTGTTAGTATCTTCACGTTAGCCAGCATACTACCAAAGCCTTTATCGCTCATATCGAACATAGCAGCTAACGTCTTATTCAGTTCCTCGTTAGCCTCTTTCTGTTCGTTCATCTTCTTGCCATACTCTCCAGTAGTCTTTTTCAGCTTCTCGAGGTCGACATTCATAGTATCTAACTGCTCTATCATCTTCAAACCAGCATTCGCACCCTGCTTACCGAAGACATCCTTTAAGACTGCACCCACTTCCTGGGAGTTCTGCGGGAACTCCTTTAACTTGGTGCTTATCATCTTAATTACATCATAGGTCGATTTTGATCCGCTCACCAAATCTGCCTCGACCTTCTTTGAGCTGATACCGATACCTTCCAAAGCCTCAACCGTCTTTGTAGACATCTCACGTATCTTCTTACTTCCCATCTGTATAAGTGCCATACCGCTATCGCTAAAGATACCGCTTCTCGTCTGCTGAATAGTAGCTACAAGTTCCTTTCCGGATATATCCGCATCGTGAAAAGCAGGGGCGTACTGCTTAATCTTAGCTATCATATCTCCGTTAAGGTCTGCACCAGCTTGGAAACCATCATTAATTATCTTCAACGCCTGCCCAGCATCATAGCCGTATTGAGATGTAAGCACATCTACAGCCTCCAGAACCTCCTTATAGTCCTTGCCGTATGTATCTGCCGTTGCTTGTATCTCATCTCTTACCGCTTTCAGATTATCTCCAGTCAGTCCGAGGAACTCTCTCGTTAATCTCGTACTCTCCAGTATGCCCTTATTATAGTCAAAGAACCACTTAAACGCTACACCAGCTCCTGCAATGCCAGCCAGTGCGAGAAATACAGGGTTCGACATAAAGCCCATAAGCGTAGACCCGAAAGCCTTTGCACTTGTTATCGCACCATCAAATACACCAGATAGCCCCTTCCCGTTTGAAGCCATCTGCATAATAGAATTAGCGAAGTTGTTATTAACACCAAGTGCCGACTTAATACTCTCCTCATAGTTACCAACATTCCTATAGAACCTTTGCGTCTCCGCCTCTGCTTCCTTTAATTTATCGGTAATTTCGTTTATATGCTTCTTTAACTCCTGTCCCTTTGCTCCCTTACGTTCAGCCTCCGAAAGGCTGTCATACGCCTTTGTAGCGTTACTTAACTCTGCACGCAAAGACCTCAAAGAGCCTTCCTGCTCCTTCTCCGTCTTGATGTTATTCTGTACTTCCTTCGATAGTTCCCTGACGGTGCCTTTATAGTCCTTTACCTGCTCACCAATAGCAGTAATGGTTGTAGCATACTCATCATAGGTAATCTTGCCATTCTTGAAGTCATATTTTAACTTATTCTCCGTCTCCGATAACTCCTGTAGCTTCTCTTTGTATCTGAGAATGCCATATATAGCGTCCTCGTACTTTACTTTGATATTTAATATCTTCTCTTCTTCTGTACTCATAGCTTTATCTTTTACTCAAACACTAATTGTAACATCGTTACCTCTGCAATACCATTACTTGAAGACCTTATTTCTGTCACCGCGAAGTAAGCCCCGTACTGCGCAAGATACACAGGTATTGTTTCGTCGAAATTAAGCAGCTCTATATCTCGCATTAATACCTTCTCCTTAATTACCTTTGGTTGCTGTAGGGTACGTGCTACATCCTTATACTTATCATCCAGAATATCCTGCATGTTGATATCGAAGTAAGCTACCGCTAACCCTTCTCCATCCGCACGCAGCCTTAATATTCTGTCCTTACATGCCGTATAAGAAGGCTCTTTTGTTTTTTCTATCTCGTCCTTTTTCCCTTCTCCTCGCTTATCTCCAAACGCAGAACCATCCTTTGTGCTTTTATCGAATTCTACCTTGTACATAGGCACTGAATTTCCATCAGTAGCAGCAAACGGGAATTCGTACATTACTTTCTCGACATCAAGGGTTTCGTTGTTTATTTTCAGATCGCCATCATAATGACCTTTTACCATGTCATCAGCTTTCCACTTATAGCGGTTATGCTGACCATAGTTCTCAACCTTATAATTGAGTTCAGAAGGCTTATTCTCGCTTGTAGGTGCAATAATCTTATTCGTCCAGTCTACTGCCTCATCTCTACGCTTCCATATCTTAGATAGTGGTGCAAGCCTAACGATACCATCTTCTGTTATCTGTAATGGGAAAGAGCCCGTAATAGCTGTTAGGAACTTCACAAAGTCGATAACCTTTATCTTTGGTAGGTTATAAGCTATAGGAAAGAAACCGCCGTCTGGGACGTTCTCCCCCTTAGATATCGTAGCCTTGATAGTTCCTTCTAACACCTTCATGTTAGGAAAGTATGTAGCATCCACCCAGTCAAACGTAATGGTACTTCCTTTCACTACTTCTATCTTTCCATAACCAGCATTGTTAAATCGACATTCACCCCTATAACCCTTTGGAACTACAACAGAAAAGACATCTCGTTTTTCTCCTATATCGTAAACCTCCTGCTGCTCTCCTTTCGTTATTGTCATTCTTAACACACATCCGCTTCTGAAATTGTACCTATCATTATCTCCGCCTCCCCAGTGGTTAGCAGTACCGACAGGCTTTATCCTTCCTCCAAGCTCGAAAGACCATTCAGCAGATATATCAAATATCAACGTAGCATCAGTAGTAACGGTAATAGCAGTTACCCTGCTTCCGCTTTGCTCTCCAATTACACTACTCGTTCCAGTTACATTCAGTGTCATCCGCCCCTGCTGCCTGCTCATAGGGTCAAAAGTACCACTAAAAGCCCCTTCAGATGTTAACTCGTTTGCCTTACGATTGATGAGAGGTAACACAAGGGTATTAATATATTCCTGCGCCTCTTCATGGAAACGAAAATCTACTCCCGTCTGTGACTTGATGAGTGAAAGCACAAAAGGAACACGTACAACAGGGTGAAGGAGTGGCAAACCTTTCCTATTAGGGTCTCTTTGACCACCAAATGACATCCTATATTCAAACCATGTCTTTTTATCTCCGTCTCGTCTACCTCCTGGCGAAACCATGGATAAACCAGTCCGCCACGTTAAATCTTCTTCGTTCTCATATCTCCATACATTATAACCTGCATAGAAGTATGGCTTTTCCTTCACATCCTCGAACTTCTCTACTTCATTTGCTAAGTTATATAATATCTTATCATTACTCTTCAAGTCGTTGAGTGCCGTCCCTTTACTTATTAGGCTGCTAAATTGTGAGAATAACCCCCAGACGATACACACTTCTATAGCCGTATCGGTAACCTGTAGTATCGTTAACCTTCCGTTCTTTATTATCTCTACACCATTACGAAAATAACGTGCTGTGTGCATTAAGTACGGATAGTTATCTCTTGCTTGAACAAGATCCGAATGCTTTAATATCATTTGGTTTCTTACCGTCTTTGGTAACTTTACCGTATAAGTGCTATTAGATACTATCTGCGAAACATCACGAAACAGATTACTCTTAATATCCATCGTGATTTTCGTAGTGTCATCAATATCCACTAACTCGCCATCTATATATAATCTTTCGTCATTCATAGCTTATAACTTTTGAATAGTTACGTCTGGCATCATTATACTACATATAAAGTCCTGTAGAACTGCTTTCGCTTTCGTATAAGAGCCTGAAACAATAGTTACAGGCATCCACTTCGGCTCGTCATTCTTGTAGCCTACGAACAAATCTACGCACGGACTTGTAGCAATGTCGAAAAGCATATCCCACGTATCACTATCTACCAATGGGGCGCACACTGGTACCGTGTCTTCTCTGCTCATTCTCTGCTGCCTACCCGTATAACCTTGATATCCGTAATTCATATCATAAGATAGAAGGTTGTTGCGCATAAATGCACCATCACTCGTCACCTTCCGAGCCTCATCCCCTGGCTTAAAGAGATAGTAGCAGTAGAACCCATGCCTATTTATCCAACGCAGATAATATCCCTCGTCGTAATCATCAATTATATCTATACGTATCTTCTCTGTCTTCGTGCCTACATTACTATACCTAAATGTCATATCAAAGGTGTTATCAAACGTCACCTCGGCAAAAGCTCCAGTACAATCGCTTAGTAGGTAGAACCTCTTAGCGTCTTCTGTATTCTTTAGCGGGATATTCCATACTCCCTGCTCTGGCAGGTTAACGAACTTATCTGCTACACCATCCTTACTGAACATGATAGAGCCACCACCAGCAGCATATACACCAACCGTAAAAGGAAAGCCACGGAACCAAGTAAGGGTACGATAGCTATTATACACCTCTTGACCTCCTATCTTCAACGCTCCCCAGATATAGAATACTTCAAACGTATATTCTACCGTTGTACTTGCCTCATCACTCTTCGTAGCCGTCACTGAGAAAGAAACCCTTTTACCCATAGCCGTCTGCCTTTCTTGATTATAGTCGACATCACTAAATGCTAAAGTATCAAAGAAGGTTTGCACGTACTCCCTTACATCGGCGTAACATCTTCCTTTCATCGCCTCCATCCAGATAGTCTCCTTCTTTTCTCCTGCACGTATATCTATAGTCATCTTTACCAGCTCATCTCCAGACGCTACGAGCAAGCAAGGGTTAAACGCAAAACCTATCTCATCGGGGTACGACAACGTAACCCCATTATTTGTTATCTCTCTCATACATCAACATTGTTTAGCTTAATACTTTCCACTTCTAATTTGAGCAGCTCTACAATACGGCTTTGTATTCTTTCTATTGCTGCCGGTATAACGTTCGAGTATATATCATCTCTTCCGCCCTTACGAAACAGCCTTGTACCTTCTCTTTTTATCTTCCTCGCTATCAGAAAGGAAAGCGAAAGATTACCCCTTTCTTGCGGCGTGTATTTATGTGGTCTATCCGTCTTATATGGTATCGGCGTTGCACTTATACCTTTATCCGTCATCCACTCTCTGATGATACTCTGAAAGCCCTGAGGAACTTTGCCCGGCTTTCTACCAGTTTCCAATGTACCAAAGGGCAAACGACCATATAATGTGCCTTCCTCCTCTGTGACTTCTATACGTAGACTTGCTGCCGTCCTTCCACTGGCTTTCTGTCCAGCCCCTACATGCTGAGCTATGATTTTCGCCTTCAGTGCTTCCAGCTCCTCCGTCAGCACAACACTAACTGCACCCTTTATCATAAGCAACCCCCCTGTAACTCTTTCAATGTCAACTCAACACACACACCAGTAAAGTATGCGCTGGCACTCTCCAGTATCGTAGTATACTTAACACTCCCATCTATAGGTTCGAAGTAACGGCTTTTATTCATAGCCGTTATAAAGCTCGCTGCACTCTCCTTCATAGCGCTATACACCTTCTCATTGTCTTCTCCGTTTGCATCACGTGTAACCTTATCAACGAAAGCGAGCATACAATCTTCTCTATCCTTTACCGTTCCACGGTTAAACAGCAGATGACCACCTACAGGCAACACACACACTATAGCAGGCAGGGAAACTCTATCTATCTGCTCTGCTGCTCCGTTCCAGTCTTCAAATACATAGCTAAAGTTCGGGAACTTCTCTTTCGCTATATCTCGTATCTTACTTTCTATGCTCATCTTCGTATACCTTTTGTAGTTTCTTTCTGTAATCGTTTGTTCTCTTATCCATGTCAAGGCACTTATATACACGCCCCCATGGCACCTTTGTCACTTCCTCATGATCCGTTATACCCATTCTGAGTGCATACCAGTCTATCAGACCGAAGATACCAAAATTTAACTGGTTAATACCTGCCCTTATCTCCTCGTCACTTGGTTGGCTCTTTGCTTTATCGAATAGCTCGTTAATCGTCTTTACCTTACCAAGTACCCAGCCAACGAAACGAACGACCTCTACGGCAAAACAATCATCTACTTTCTTCGCCTCCATTCCTAACAGCACTTTGCACACTCTATAGAAGAGTTCCGCACCTGTCTTGCAGTCACTCATCTGTACCATCTGCCCTAACGTCATATCATCAAGGCTTGAAGGCGTGCGCACATTACCTACCTTCATCGGTCGTGTACACTTCTCCAGCTCCAGCCCTTCAATATCCTTGCTGAATGAAGCTATTATCATCCAGTGTTTGAATTTCTCTCCCTCTCTCATTCTTAATCAAGATTTATAACGTGCGCCTTCGGTCCTCCAACTCTTCTGACATTAAGCCTCATCAAGCCAAAGTACCTCGTTGCGTCGATAGCGTGGTTAAACTTATCAACAGGGGTATTCGTTTTCTTACCGTCTCTGTCCTTTTTCCATTTGTAGCTTTGTAGTTCCTCAATCAAGCCAGATGAACGCCGTGTAACGTTCCATTTGTAGCGATGGAGTATGTCAATACCTACTGTTATGCTATCTCCTCCTTTCACCGTCGGGACAACCCACAACCCAGCGTTACGAAGCTCGACTATACTCTTAGGCTCTGCACTATCTGCGATTATCTGATCTGCCTTCGTTAACCCCGCTTCCTTTGCCTTCTCTGCTATCATAGGATTCGTTAACCCTGTTTCGTATATTACTCCATCCGTCCACAACTCACCGTGCGCAATAACACAATGTACCAAAGCCGTTGGATCGTTAGTGAAACCAAAGTCCAACCCATAACCCTGCATCTTCCAACTCTCACGCTCTGGCAGCCTGTCAACGATACGAAAGTTAGGAAAGATAACCCCTGATAGCTTACCTGTCAAGCCACGTGCATATACCTTCCATAGCTCTTTATCTTCTATACTCTCGATGCGCTCGTGCTCCTCCTTCGTTAAGAATGGGTTTCCTCTGTGGTCTGAGATAATCATCTTCACGCCTTCACGTCCTTTCACTTCATTATGCGCCCAGAACCTCTCCGAAGGGTTATAGTCTATCCATATCTTCTTACGTGTACGAATAGCCAACTGCCAGTATATCTCATAGCCTATACCATTCGCCTCGTTAACGAATAGATAGTCACGCTTACCGTTCTTTGCGTCTTGCTCGTCCTTGTAACTCTTAAATTCAATTACAGAACCATTCCTACACTGCAAGTAATGTCCGCTCTCGTGCATATCAAAGTAACCAGCCAGCCAGTCCGAACCAGCTAATATTGTCTTTGCATCACGAAGTGCACCTACCTTCAAATTCGGCAAATCTTGACCTACTACCGTCGTTATACTACCAGCCTCCAGCAATGCAACATAAAGAAGTACCTGCATAATCGTGTATGTCTTTCCAGAAGACGTGCCCCCCTGGTTAATATACACTCTTGCAGTCTTTTCTGTGTTCGCTCGAAACAACGGTCCTATAACCTTAAACGGCATTATCATACATCGACCTCGCTTTCATCGCTAACAGGCTCTACACCTGTATCGATAAACCCTATCTGTATCTTATTATCGACATCAGCCTTAACATCGATATAGTTTTGATTAATAGCCCTTCTTTCCTCTTCTGTGCATATCATTCTATATAGACTTAACAACTCGGCAGCCTTACCACTTATGCGCAGCTTCAAACGAATGTAACGCTTAACCTTTACCCTGTTAGTATTTATCAGCGCCAACAATTCGTTATACTTGTCAGAACCTTTCGGCCACCAACTATAAAATGTAGGTTTCGATATAGGAAGTTCAGCTACCACATCGTCGAGAAACAATATATTATCATCCCCTTCTATAACGTTCTTAGCCTGCTCGTATATCTTTTTCTTATCCTTCTCCTTGTACATCTTTTTAGTCGTAAAATTCGTTAAACAATCCCTTTATCTCTCTTCGGCTCATTTGTAAATGGATAATCCTCTGGATAGGTGTCCCAAGCTATATTATTACGCTCTCCCTTCATTAGTTTTGGAGCGAGATACTTATAATCAATCCTGTGGTGTATTCTGTTTCCATTCATTACCTGTCTTTCTGCTCTTATGGCAGATGGGTATTGAATAGGCGTAACCATAGCCTTGCTATATAGCTTGCATTCGTTATATAGATCCGTTAAACCTCCTTTAGCTGTGGCGGATATAGTCTGCTGTAAGGTTATACCATCAGCCAACGAGCCAGTAAACAAGCCTTCATTAAGCACTCCAGCGAATTGCGAGGTGTCATTGTCTTGCACGCCTCTTTCTCCACGATAGATAAACCTTGTATCATAAAACGTTACGTTCATAACTTTCCGCCTCATCATCGCCAGGTACATACCTCCGTAGAAGTCTCCTGTTTGCGACACCCCAAACAGACCTATTCTATACCGCCTCATCATCGCTGCCACCATATCAAACGTTTTCTTTACCGTCTCGCCAGAGGCATTATGCACCCATACACCCTTTACTCGAAACTGAAAGTCTTTGGTGTCATCATCCATTACAACATACTGCTCGATACCTTTTTTCTTAGCATAGTCCTGAAACATGTTACGAGCCTGTCCAGCACTTCGTCTGGAAACGCTTGCTCTATGCACATAGTCGAACCTCTTTCGTGCCTCTGTCATATCAAAGACCACCAAATGAAAGCCGTACTGCTTCGCTACCGCCTTATACCTCTCCCTATCGTCTGCCTCATCATCTACAAAAACGTAAACATGCTGCATATCGTAGTCTATCTTTTCCAGATACCTAACTGTTTTCAGATTATCCGCTCTGTGATATGACGGTATAAATACATCAATCATCCTTCGCCCTCCATTTCATTTGTAATCTCCGCATTGAGTATTCGTAGCATTTCGTCCTCTATAAATCCCTGTTCGCCATTATCGACCAGAACCAACCGCAAACGCTCTATAGCCTTCTTCTCTTCCTCCGTGGCGTTGAACGCATAGTAATTAGCCACACTTTCAAAATCTATCTTTATGAAACGATAAGCAAAGAATTTCAAAATCTCCCTTTGTTTATCTGTCAAGTCGTATTCTTTCAGAGCCTGCAACTTCGCATTGAACTTATCCAAGTTCACACACTCTTCCAGCTTTAACGTAGGCTTTTCTTTTGGCTCATAGTAACATGAGTTATATTGCAGTTTACTTAACTCTTCCGTCTTACTCTTCAAAGGCTCCTTGACATTATAGACCTCTAACACCTCTTTGTCGAGGTCTTCTTTCATCTTCACATAGTCGAGGTCTATATTCTCTTGTGCTGTTTTATTGTCAGCCAAAGCCATCTCTCGCCCCTTCTCTGAATTCAGCGACAAATCCGTGCGCTTTACAGCAATAACCTTTGTTCCGTCCGTCTCAACGATAACAACGTCATTTATGCCCAGTTCCTTTGCCGTTTCCTGCGTCTTGTTACCAGCAATTATATTGTTATCCTTATCCAGAAGGATTGACCGACCAAGCCCCAAAGTCTCGATACTGTGCTTCATCATTATAGCACCTCTCTTCGTGCCTTTATTGAAGTTTTTATCATCCTGCTTTAAGGAATCGATATTGGTTTCTGTTATCTTTTCAGCCATATATTAAAATCTTTATAAATATAAAGTAAATTACGTTACAAAGATAATGAAAATCTTTATAAATATCAA